TGCATTGACACCAGGTAAATCAATGTTTGCTGTGCCATCAAAAGATACACCACCAATATTTCGTGCAGTCTGCAAAGCTGTTGCTGTTGCTGCGTTTCCTGTGGTAGAGCCTGATGTGCCACTTACATTTCCTGTTACGTTGCCTGTAATGTTTCCTACAAAAGTACCTGATAAGACATCTGTTGCAGAATTAAATGTAAGACCTGATGCTGTTTTTGGTCCTAAGTCGCCAGTCGCTGCTGTTGCAAAGAGTGGAAAACAGGTGGTGTCTGACGACTCATCTGCAACTGTAATTGCAGTCGGTACAAAACTCGTTGATGCCTTACCATCAAGTTGTGTTTGTATGTTTGAGGAAACATTATTTAAATGACCAAACTCTGTATTCGATACAGTGCCATCGTGTATCTTTGTCGCATCTATAGCTGCACTTGTATTGACATCTGCATTGACAATAACGCCTGTGCCGATAGCCGATGTGCCTGTAACATTTCCTGAGCCATCAAAACTTGCTGATGTCCAAGCAACATCGCCTGTCATGCCAATCGTTCTGCCTGTTGCTAGAGCCGTTGCGGTACTTGCGTTCCCTGTTACAGCTCCTGTTACGTTGCCTGTCAAGTTTCCAACAAATCCACCTGTTGCGGTAACTGTTCCTGAAGTAGTAACACTTGTTGCTGTTAAGTCAGGCATATTAGCCGCTATGTTTGCTAATGTAACTTTTAAATTAGAACTGGATTGAACAATAGGGAATACTGCGTTACTCGATGGAGTCGTAGTTGCTGTAAAATCTGAAATCTTTTTAGTTGCCATTTATTGTACTGTCCAAGTGGTTGTTGATGTTGATGGCACGTCTTGCCAATTATCAGGAGATATATCTGTCCTATCTTCTTGTTGTATTAATTCGTTATTTTCTGTAGCAATCAAAAAAAGATTGTCTTCTGTTTCTATGTAGCCTTGTGCTGTTTCAGGTACAGTAGTCCAAGTAGTGCTTGTTGTAGTCAGAGGTGTCCATGTGGTCATTAATAAGCCCCATAGTCAATTCTTGTAGTTGGTGCTACTCCTGAATGTCTGTCTCTTTCGTTTGAATCTATTATATCTTTTTTAGATTGTTCATAATAACCCTTCCAGACCTGTATTCTATTATCATTTTGTAAATATGGTTCTGCTTCTAATAAAGCTGCATATAAATAAGCGTCTGGGTGAAAAGTTAGCATATCATTTGTTGTATTGGTCGTAGACAATGCTGTAAAGTATTTAAAATATAACATTTCTATCTCATAGATGCTGTCCGGTATCGGTCTTAGTTGAAAATTATTTCCAATAATAGAAAATGCTTTTGGTTTACCTGTATTACTACCTGCTCTAACTCTATCCATTTGCTCAGGTGTTAGGTATTCTAAAGCTGTTTTAGGGTCAGTATTAAGTTGTATATTTCTCATAGCTACAAAATTATCAGGTAAAGTGTAATATTCTGTGTTTGCTATAGTACTAGCTGTTACTCTGGTTTCCATACGTCTTATTTTAAAATCTCTTCTATGCCTTGCTTCTGCAAGTGCAATAAATTCAGGTATTCTATCGTCTAAGTCTGTTCTATCTAGCCAGTTAGATATAGCAGTTTTAAGTTCTGAATAGTTTGTAAGTGCCATTTAATTTTTCCTTTTCTTCTTTTTATAATCCATGCCCAAAAATCTTCTAATAACATTAGTTGTTCCACCAAGCTTGATTGGAGCAAATGGGTCTTCATTCAAATTACCAGCTTCAAACGTATCAAAATAACTATCTTCTCTGTCTTTATTTCCTCTTGTTTTAATTTTTCTTTCTTCTTTAAATGTAAAATTTGGCATCATATTTTCCTATTAGTTGTTTTTAAGTATCTATATTCAGGGCTGTTGATTAGTTTTTTAACACCCTCTTTATGATTTGGATTAAACATATCAACCCCATATTTACTTTTCCATTCGTAGTACACAGTCATAGGAATCCTCGCAGATAACCTAAAATCATCAGCTATATGGTGGTCCTCTTGTTGTAGTCGTTTGTTAGAGTCAATCAGGGGTTGAATATCTTGTATATGTTCGATAGCCATTTCTTTCGTTGGCTCATGCCAATGAAAGATTTGACCATCATCGAGTTTGCGTCTCATTCACTCAACTCGTCTATGTATAAGTTTGCTGTGCCTGAAGCAACAATAGCTGCTACTTTCATACCACCATCAATTTTAAATATCTCATCATTGTTTGCTGCAAGATAAGTTGAGCTGGTAGTAGCAGTAGGGTTTGCACCAAATGCAACGTGAACTCCATTAGTGTCAGCTATAACTCTGATATATTCTGTTGCAGCATTTGTTGCAGCAGTTTGTGCCGAGGTATCGCTTACAGTTCTTTTGATTGTATTGGTTACTCTTAGACCATAATTAGCCATATTTATCTCCTAATTACAAATGTTACTAATAATTTTTTAGCACCAGTAGAACCACCATCTGTAATCATTTCAATAGTGCCGTCTTCTTCAACTCTATTAGCTGCTGTTGGCTCTGCTGAATCTACAGTACCTGCTGCTGAACCTGAGTGTGCAACTGTAATGCCACCACCTGTTACAGCAGTACCACCAATCTCAAATGTAATTGCAGCGTTACCACCACTTATAGCACCTTGTAATGCTGTTATGATTTTAATTATTCTGCCACCATCAGGAACTGGTACAAACGTACTTGATGCAGTAGATATATCTTCTATTTCTGCTGTTATAAAATAATCGTTTAATGTTCTCATTAAATTTCTCCATGTCAATAACCCTCGTTCCGAAGCGATACCTTCTTCAAGGTCATTATTAATTTGGTATCAAGTGAGGGGTAGAGAGTATGAAAAACTACCCCTCTCAACAAAACAACTTATGAAGTTGTTAAGTCTGCGATTGTTGCTGAACTTGCTTCGTTTTTAGCAATAAGAGTCCATTCAGCTAAGAGTAATCTCTTCTCTGCGTCCCCTGTTTTAGCTAGTTCAATAGTTTGAAAAGGTCTTAGGAAACCTGTAGCAAACATTTCTGTTTCAACTAATAAAGCACTTCTTCCTGAAGAACGAAGTATTCTATCAGCTACTACTCTAATCTCACCAAAGTCTGAAACATAAACATCAATAGTAGCTACTAAACTTCTATCTTCTGCCATGTCCATACGAGTTGAGTTACCAGTAAATCCTGATACCTTTTGTTTGTTGAAAGAACCAACCAGCATTAGGTCAGGCTCTCCACCATTATCAAAACAGCTTTTTAATTCTGTTTTAAGTAATGCTTCAGTCAAAACTCTTTGAGTTCCGTCTGTAACATCACCTGAAGAGTTTGAACCACCTGAACCATAAGAGTTGTTGGTTGTAGTCCAAGATTCAAAACCTCTAGACTTACGAGCAGCTCCACCATTACCTGAACCTGCTGTTGCATTGGTCTTACCAGTAAGGTCTAGCTCCATGTCTCTTTTTAGTTCTTTACCAGCTTTAGCTATTTGATAAGCTAACTCTGAATTTACTCCAGCATGTATAACTTGCTCCTGTGTTCCTGAAACCATAACTGGATTATATGAAATCTGCGTATAGTTGAGAACACGTGAAGTAGCTGACAATGCTGCACTTGGAGAATCATCTCCTTCTATTTGTGCGTTTGAAGCAGGTGATGCTAGTGTGTCAGTTTGCCATTCATGTTTGGTAAAAGTAGCTGTACCTGTACCAATAGATGACATAAACGGAGTGTCAGTTGGAGTAATATTATAAATAATATCCTGCAAATCTTCTCTGTTGCCAACAGCATCATACGTTTCAAACGTATTACTTAATTGTGCCATTTGTGATTACCTTTGTGTTAAAAAGTTAGTATTAGATTAAGCTTTCAATCATTTTGGCTGCATCGCCAACTTTTCCTGAACGTCTTAACCTTGCTCTTTGTTGCTTTACTTTCTCGCTATTTATTTCTGCCTTAGTAGTACCTGTTCCTGGTTTTGTTACTTTTGGCACAACCTTAGTTTTTTTCTTAGCAATTTTGGCATTTACAAGGTTGTCATATATTCTTGCTTTGTTAAGAATAACAACTGACCTTGCATCAAACAAACTATTAACTTCATCTTCTGAGAATCCCTCTTTCATAGCATAATTTTTTATGTCCTGTTTGAGTTTTCCTCCAGTCTTTTCATCAGCAATAGCTGGTAATTTTTGTTCCAGTATTTTCTGTTGTTCGACTAAGACTTGTTGCATATTTTGTCTGTGTTGTTGTTGTTCTGCCTCAATAGCTTGTTGCTGATTGCTTTCTAGTTCTTTTTTACTATCTTGCAATTCTCTATATTGGTCTCTTTGTATAGCGTATTCCATAGGGTCTTGCTCTTTGAGTTCAATCCAGTTAGTGTTTTTAAATTTTTCAATTTTAGTATCAGCTTCTGTTTTGAGTTGCTCTAAAGTAGAAATGTATCGCTGTCTTTCTTGTTGAGTGGCTTGTTGCTCTTGTGCGAGTTTTTGCCTTTGTTCTGACAATACTTGACTTTTTTGTGTGTAATCAGCTTGTCTTGAATAACCTGAACGAAGCTCATCAAGTGTAACCTCTACGTCTCTACCATTTACTCTAACAGTATGTGTAGTAGGTGCTTCTGTTTCTTGTTCTTGGTTATTTTCAACTAAATCATCAACAGTTAATTCATCTGAATTTTCTGTCTGTGTTTCAACTGATTCGGCAATTTCCGTTGCCTGTTCAGAAGTATTTTCCTCTACTTCTGCTTGTTCTTCGTCCTCTACAGGTTGTTCCGATGCTGGAGCTTGTAATTGAGTGCGAAGTAACTCTGCCTGTGCTGACGCTACATCAGTTACAGGAATTCCTTTATTTTTACTTTCTTGCACAGGTATGTTGTCCTGTGGTGTTGGTTTTGTAATTTTAGCCATTGCTTTCCTCCTTGACAATTATTGCTCCGTTTTCCACTAATTTTACCAAATCAGTTTTAACTTCTAATATTGCCCTTTGTTTATGGTATAAACTTTCTCTTGTGTCTTTATCTGTAATCTCTGTAGATATCCATTGTTGATATCCGTTGTTAAGAATACTGTTAAAGGCTTGTACCATTAGAGGATTATCAAGCAATTCTTTTGCATCTTTTGCTTGTTGTAGTTGCTCTTCTTTAGTTGCCATTTTGTTCTCCTATCTGTTTGATTCTATCTGACAAATCGTCAGGTATAGCTCTTCTCCCAGTAAGATATCCCTTAATTTTATTGACAGGTATGCCAGTTTTAAGGAATAGCTCATTGATTGAAACTCGGTGTTTCAACATCAAATGTTGTAGTTCTATGTGCGTTACTTTATTTTCTTTTCGCAAATGTTTTAACATTCTTTGGTTTTGGTCCTGTGTTACCTGCTGCTCTTTTTCTTGATACAGCAGACCTAATTTGCGATTTGGTCATTCTTGCAGCTTTCGCTGCTGGTACGCATTTAGGATATTTACGCCCACTTCCTTTGCCACGACCACATTTGTGATAGCCTCCACCTTTTTTTGGTGAACCAATATCAACCCAGTTTTCTTTAAACCATTTGGTAAGACCACCAGTAGACCTAGCCACTTCTGTAGCCTCCACCTCTTTTTTTGTAAGTCCTAACTAGCCAAGCATTTGCATAGGCAGATGGATATACTTTAAACTTTCTTTTAGCTTCAGCTTTTACACGTGAGTACAAAGCAGGATTGGTTGGTTTATTACTTCCTTTTTTTCTTGCTTTTTTTGCCATTTTTTATAACGCCTTTTGCAATTAAAATATCTTTTTTAGTTATTTTTCCATCTTTGTTAAGGTCAGGAAATTTCTTTTTTTTAGTTTTCTTTTTCATCATTTTTTTGCTACCTTCTTTGCTCTTGCAGATAAATCTTTGAAGTGTACAACTTGTTTAGAAGTTTTGCTGTGTGTCTTGCCTGTATGAATTTGACCATTGGGCATTTTATGCACAGCTCCTTTAAACTCTTTACCTGTTTTAAAATAATGCTTGGTCTTAGCACCCACAACATTTACCTTTTTTCTTTTTCTTTCCTTTTTTCATTGGTTTGCCATACATAATGTTTCTCCTAAAATAAATTTAATATCTCTTGCATGTTATTGCTGACAAGTGCAAATACAATAACTGCGCCATAAACAATATACTTGAATCTAAATATCTCAATCTTAACATCTCGCATATCTTTCTCGATATGTTGCAAATGATTGTTTTTTATATCACTTATATCTTTTTTGATAATCTCGATTTCAAGATTGAGTTCGTTTAAGTCTTTCATGCTAGTGGCAACCTTTTGCGTTTTGGATAAGTGCTAAGTGCAATTGCCACTGCTTGTTTTTGAGGTTTACCCTCTTTTCTTAAAAGTTTGATCTTTTTAGATATGAGCTTTTGTCTTTGAATCTTGCCAAAGCCTGAGTGTTTTGGAAATGCCATTAGTCATTACCAATCTTAACAGGTCTGCCTTGAACAGCCTCAAGGGCTAGTTCTTGCTCATTTAACTGTAGTTGTGATTTTTTGATCTCTAAATCTTTATTTTTAAGCGCAAGGTTGATAGCCGATTCTTCTTGTTTTAGTTTTAACTCTTGAGCTTTGATTTGTGTTTCAATCTCTAACTCTTTAGCTTGTAGTTGTAGTTTTTGTAACTCAACTTGTGCTTTTTGTGCCGCAACCTGCTCATCAATCGTAGGTTTCGCTGGCTGTGGTGGTGGCATCATCTGTGGGTTAGATATAAACTGATCGGTATTTTTATACCCAGCTTGTGCTATAAACTCGCTAACTGCATTATATATATTCTGTGGTTGCACTAAAGTACCCATGCCTCCTTGTTGCACAATCGTTGATATAATTTGCATAATACTGTTCATAGTCTGCATTTTGCTTTGTTGTGAGCCACTTCCAACACCTACATTTACAGTACAGTTAAGTTTTTCCTTCCATCTTGATACATCAATCGGCACAAACTTGCCGTTGAGATAAAACATTTTCTCACGATCCTCGTATCTTTGTATCAGCGAATAGATGTTTCTAAATAAATCTTTGATACCTGT